GTTGGATCACCTTCCTTTCTCTACGAACAGTTGTTATAATAACTACAACCTTTAAAAAGTAACTTAAAAGCCCCCCTCCCCCCTTTCTAGGCTCCATCCCTTCAAACCAAAGAGAAAGAAACCCCCGGTTAATCCGGGCTAAAGAAAGAGAAACATAAAGCTGGAATCTCACCTCCAACCTTACCCCTACATTATAACATATTTCTCGTCATTTGTCAAGAAAAAAATTACCAAACTAAAAATTTTAAAAAAAATTAGGGAAAAGTGAAAAAAGTTCTTGACAAAACTCTCAAAATGTGCTATAATATAGGTATGAAGAGGAGCAAGCTTTGACTGAAATTCTTTCCACCAACAAAGTCCTGCGGGACCGAAAAAAGACTACGAAAGAACGCCTTGAGGCTATGTATCCTCGGGTACAAGAGGCCTTGGACTCTGGAGACCCCCAACGGGTTATCGACGCCCTGTCTCCGAAGCAGCGCCTCTTCGTAGAGGAGTACATCAAGGACTTCAACGCCGCCGCCGCGTGTATTCGAGCGGGGTACGACACCCCGAGGGAGAACGCCAACAGGATGGGATACCAGCTTCTCCAGCACCCAGGTATTCGCTACGCTATCGACGCCCTGCTGGCGGAAAGGTCGAAGGAAATCCACATTGATCCCAACTTCGTACTGAAAAAGATTATTCGTTCTCTAGAACGTTCTGAGGAAAAAGGAAACGAAACAGCAGTCCTACGGGCAGCGGAACTCCTTGCCAAGCACCTTGGGATGTTTGTTGAACGCACAGAGATCTCCGGTCCAGACGGAGAAGCTATCAAGATGGAGAAGATCCAGCAAGATGTCGATGAAGTCACCCGCACAATTGCTCAGCTCGCTCAGCGAGGAAGAGCGCAAGAAGATTCTGGAGGGGATGGATCCGGAGACTCTAGCGAATCTTAAGTACCACTGGGAGTTCTGGGCTAGGCCTAATCAGCTAGAGCCCGAGGGAGATTGGAACACTTGGCTAATCCTTGCAGGCCGAGGGTTCGGAAAAACTAGGTGCGGGGCAGAAACGATTAGAAAGTGGGTCTGTGGAACAACACCTCTCTCAAAAGGTAGATATAGTCGAATTGCCCTCGTTGCCGAGACGAGCGCAGACGCCCGCAATGTCATGGTGGAAGGGGAAAGCGGTATCCTGGCCGTACATCCCCCTGAGTTTCGACCAGTTTATAGCCCTGCGAACAGAACACTTACTTGGCCTAATGGAGCAATAGCGTACACGTACAACGCTACGCAACCTGATCAGCTCCGAGGCCCACAGCATGACGCAGCCTGGTGCGACGAACTTGCCAAGTGGCAGTACATGCAAGAAACGTGGGACCAGCTCCAGTTTGGCCTACGCCTTGGAACCAACCCGAAACAGATTGTCACTACGACTCCTCAGCCTAAACCGCTTATTCGGAAGTTGGTAAAAGATAAAGACACCTTCGTTACTCGAGGAAGTACGTACGATAACGCAGACAATCTCGCGGCTCCGTTCCTTAAAGCTATTGAAGAATCCTACGGAGGCACTCGCCTAGGCCGTCAAGAGTTGGAAGGAGAGATCCTCGATGACATCCCCGGAGCTCTCTGGAACAGGGAAGACATCGACAGGGCTCGAGAACGAGAGATCCCGGAAAACCTTGAAAGAATTCTTGTTGCAGTAGACCCGGCGACTTCTTCAGAGTCTTGGGCTGACGAACATGGTATTGTGGTTGTTGGCCTTGGAAGGGACAAAGACGGATACGCTCGGGGATACGTCCTTGAAGATGGCTCTATGAGGGGTTCTCCGGAAGAGTGGGCCAAGAAAGCAGTCCACCTTTACAGAAAGTACTCCGCAGATAAGATCATCGCAGAAAAGAACCAAGGCGGAGAGATGGTGGAGCACACCATTCGGTCCATAGATAGGCAAGTTCCTGTCAAACTCGTTCACGCTTCTCGGGGTAAAGTCGTTCGAGCAGAGCCGATCTCCGCTCTCTACGAGCAAGGACGAGTAAGCCACGTAGGCAGGTTTGACAAACTGGAAGACCAGATGTGCTTGTTCTCCTCCGATTTTGTAAGGAACAGTTCAAACGGGTCCCCCGACAGGGTTGATGCCCTCGTTTGGGGTTTGACGGAGCTCTTTGATAAAATAACAGGCAGGCGTCGTCTTGGTCGAGCAGCTCGAAACAACGACGACGGGAACACACTAACGACTTTTGCAGACGGGTCGCCCAAGACCTCTCTTAGCTCTAGTCCCCAATCTTGGATGGTGTAGAAAAGAAATTGATTAACACAACTGATTCCTCTGAAACTATGAAGGACCCTCCGAAGGAAAAGGAGGAGGGGACTATCCTGGATGTTATACCTATCGAAGGCGTAACAAAGAAGGACTATGTACCCGAGGGCTTCGAGTCTCAGGAAGACTTTCTTGCGGACATGCGTAGGGAGTACGAGGCGGACCTCGAATTCGACAGGGTTAACCGGGAGCAAGCTCTCGATGACAAGAAATTCGCTGCCGGTGAGCAGTGGGACCCAGTTGTTCTTGAGCAACGCAAGGGCCTTCCAAATCTTGTTATTAACAGCATTCCCCAGTTTACTGCCCAGATTGTAGGCGACTGGCGAGAAAGCCGGAAAGCAATAAAGGTCGTTCCGGCTAACGAGGAAGACTCGGACATCGCAGCTATCCGAGGAGACCTTATCCGAGCTATTGAGATGCAAAGCAGGGCGGATCGAGTCTACGATTCCGCTTTTGAGAGTCTCGTCCAGTGTGGGGACGGGGCTTTTCGTGTGTCGGTAGAATACGCCCGAGATGACGTTTTCGACCAGGACATCTTCATTCGTCCGATAGAAGACGCTCTTTCAGTAGTGTGGGACAGATACTCTGTCGATCCTACGGGCCGAGATGCTCGTCGAGTTTTTGTCGATGACCGGATCCCTATCAACGAATTCAAAAAGAAGTGGCCGGAAGTCTCCCCAGATGAGCTCGGGGACGAGTACACAACCACTGTAAGGTATGATCCCTCGGGTTGGATTGACGACTCCAGCTATCGGTTGACAGAGTACTGGAGATTGATCGAAAGAAAGAAAATCCTCGGTCTTTTCCAGAACGGACGGGTTCTTGAACTCAACGACTCCAACCTCGACAAGATTCTTGAAGAGAACGGATCCCCGGTTCAGACCCGAGTTTCGTGGTGCACCTACGCTCAGATGCACCTTTGTACAGGTTTTGCTATTCTTTCGGGTCCCTACGAGTACCGACTGTCTCGATTGCCGATTATTCGGATGTCTGGTCGGGTTATCAACATAGGCGGTCGTAGGGTCCGTCACGGATTGATCCGTTTCATGAAAGACCCTGTACGGCTCAAGAATTTCTGGCGTAGTGTAGCCGCCGAGCAGCTCGGATATGCCCCGAAAGCACAGTGGATCGCTACAGAAAGTGCTGTAGAAGGTCGAGAAGAACAGCTTCGGAAGGCCCACCTTAGCCGAGATCCGTTGATTATTGTCAACGACGAAGCGGTTATTGGTCAGAATCTTCAGAGGCTGGATCCCCCTGCTCCACAGGCCGCTCTTCTCAACGAAGCCCAAGTAAATGCCCAAGATATGAAGGATGTCACGGGAATCCATGACGCCTCTCTGGGTATTCGAAGCAATGAAACCTCTGGTCGAGCCATTATGGCCCGCCAACGAGAGGGCGACATCGCTAATCTGACTTTCCACGACAACGGAAACGCCGCTCTTTTGGAGGGCGGGGATGTAGTGAACCAGCTTATCCCTCAGGTTTATGACGGAACTCGAATTATCCGAGGTATCGGGGAAGATGAAGCAATTAAGTTCATCAAGATTAACGACCCCTACGATCCGGATGCCGTTGATCTCTCTGTAGGGATGTACGATGTAGCCCTTTCGACGGGTACGTCCTACACTACTCGACGAGTTGAAGCCGCTCAGGCGATGATGGACGCTATCCAAGTGTGGCCACAGCTTATGTCTGTCGCAGGAGACCTTGTTGCTAAGGCACAGGATTGGCCTGGAGCAGAAAAGCTGGCTGAACGACTTAAGAAAACGATTCCTCCGCAGTTCCTCGAAGAAGGAGAAGAGGGAGGTATCGGCATCAGCCCCGAAGAACTACAGGCGATGCAAGAACAACTTCAGAAACTCAGCCTTGAGAACCAAGAGCTCAAGATGGAAAAGTATAACAGAGAGCGTGAACTGGCGATTGACGCCTACAACGCCGAAACTCAGCGTATTCGCGCCCTTTCCGATCACGAAGTAGACAACCAACAGCAGTCTCTTGCTGCTATCAAAGAGCTTCTTGACCGCGCTACAACGTTAGATAATTTCGAGTTCAAGCAAGAGCTTGAGGCGGCTAAGCTTGCTTTGGCAGATCGACAATTACAGGCGAGACAAGCACCCGTGGGTGGAAACTCGCCACAACAGCCAGCAATTCCTGGCCCCCCTCGACCTCAATCGGAAAAAGTTGATCCTCCGATTGAACCAGTCGCACGTTAAAGGATCAGCACACGGCTAAAGGACCGAAAACCTTTTATATGAATGTTAACAACATTGAAGATACCGTCGAAGAAACGACAGAGGTTGAAGAAACCAACCTGGATGATTTTTCCAGCGATTTCTTTAACTCCAATCCTCCGGAACCTAAAGAGGAACAAGAGGCCTCCGAGGGGGAAGAGGAGGAAGAAGCCTCGGACGACGTAAAAGAAGAAGAGGCAGAAGAAGAAGAAGAAACTACCGAGGAAGAAAACCTCGCAACAGAAGAGGAGGAAGAGGAGAAGCCTCTTTCCCGTTCTGAAAAACGCATCCGGGACTTGAACGCCAAGTATAGGGAAGAAGAGCGACTCCGCAAGGAGCTTGAAGCTCGTATTGCCGAACTTGAAAGAGCCAAGTCCGATAATCCGAAGAATCCTTCGCCAGAAAAGGTGACGGACAACACCGATGACAAAGCACCTACTCCGAATGACGTAGATGGAGAAGGGAATCCTAAGTACCCCCTAGGTGAATGGGATCCCAACTTTATCGCCGATCAGACGAGGTATCTTGTTCGAAAAGAGTACGAAGCAATCGCTCGAGAACAACAGGAAGAAAGGGCTCGTCAGGAAAGAGAACAGCAAGAAGCAGCTTTGATCGCTGCTTGGAACGAGAAACTCCAGCCCGTCCAAGAACGATACTCTGACTTCTCTGAAGTCGCTGGAAATCTCGTGAACGCCTTCTCGGGCCTAGACGAAGCCTACGGCACTTTCCTTACGCAGACACTGATGGACCTCGAAAATGGTCCAGAAGTGATGTACTACCTTGGGAACAATCTCGAGGAGGCTCGAAAGATTGTTGAGTCTGGCCCGAATAGGGCTGCCCGAGCTCTTGGTCGATTGGATGGAAAGTTTGATTCGACTGAGAACGAACCTGCGCCAGCAGCTCGAAAGAAAACTACCAAGGCTCCGCCCCCGCCGAAGCACCTTAACAAGGGCTCTGCGGTTTCGGTTCCTGAAGTTACTGACGACACGGACGATCTGGATGCTTTTGCCAACAAGTTGTTCAACACCAAGAACAAGCGAAGGAGTTAACTCTCATATGATCTAAAAGGGAATAAAACGCAATGGCTACTGTAACTGTAGATCAAGCAAAACTGGTCCTTAATTCGTTTGCTGCGATCTTTCAGAATAACCTTGTCTCGAAGGACCTCGTGACTTGGAAGAAGTTTGACGGCGAGATGAACGACCGCAATGGTCTGACTGTCGTTGAACAGGTTACTCCGGACTACTCGACTGTTTGGACGAGTGGTACGAGCGGCAACGGTGTTGCTAATCTGTCTGGTGGTGTTCAGGATACCGTTTTCGGTTCGGAACAGTACAAGCTGAATCAGACGATCAACACCAGCATGGGCTGGGGCGACTTCCAGAAGATCCGTGACATCGGCGATGCCCGTGAGTCGCAGGCTCTTCGAAAGGCTGCTCTCCGCCTTGCTACGGACGTTGATAGCTATATTCTCGCTTTCGTTGCTACCCAGTCGAACAACTGGCTTGGCGACGGCAACTCCGCTGTTGCTGAGTGGGATGACGTAGCTAGCGGCTACACTCGTCTGAAGGAAGAGGGCGTCGAAGACAGTGATCTTCGTGCGGTCCTTACCTACGGTGACAAGCAGGCGCTTGGTTCTGAAATCATCGCTGACAACGCTTCGCTGTCGGGCCTCGGTGAGGGAACCTACCGTAACGCCTTTACGGGCGAAGTGGCTGGTATTCCGACCCTGTTTACCCAGCAGCTCCCGGCGTTCACAGTTGGTACTCGTAACCAGACTGCGGCGCTTACGGACGGTACGGCTCAGTCGGCTACTACCTACGAGAGTGTGGCTATCAGTCCGGCTCCGGGTCAGTACATGACTCAGATCCTAAGCCTCGGTTCTCTGGGTAACGCGGCTACGATTCGTGAAGGTGAAGTCTTCACCATCGCAGGTGTGTACGCTTGGGATAATCGGGCGAAGAAGCAGCTCGACCATCTCCAGGAGTTCCGTGTGGTCGGCGGTACGAACAGCAACGGCATTAACGCTGGTACCTACACTGCCGACTCGAGCGGTGACGCGGATATCCGTATCTTCCCGGCAATTATCACTTCGGGTCCGTTCCAGACCGTTGCTCAGGCACCGACCAATACTGCGGCTGTCACCTTCAAGTCGGCGGCCAATGCGGTTCTGCACCCCCGTGTGATTGCCAGCAAGGACGCGGTTGTGGTTAACACTGCTGACCTGATCCTTCCGGCGACGGGTAAAGGCAGCCGAGTGAGCCTTACGAAGGTTCCGCTGAGCGTTCGTATGTGGCAGGACTCGATCTTTGCTACGGGCGAGCACCGTATCCGCTTTGACGTTGCCCTTCAGGCTAACGTGGTGGATCGTCGGCGACTGGTTCGTATCAACGGTTCGTAAGTAACAAATACGCCTAGGGGTCCCTCAACGTATACCCCTAGGCCCCTTCTCTAGATGGGGGAAATTTTATGGCTAAAGTAATTCGTTCTGATCGTCCTTGGTTTCGTGCAAAGCTTGAAAAGTTCTTCGAGAATGCTGAAGTAATTACAACTGCGATTGTATCTGCTGGTTCAGGTATTACCATTCCCGCAGGCAGCACTGTTGCAGAGGCTTTGAAGATTCTCGCTGATGAAATTGATCCCAGTGGCGGCGGAGCCTAATTTATGGCTACGGCTAATCTATATATCGACGCCGAAGACGGCTGGGTTCAGGTGGCCGAAGGCCCTGTTGCGTACATTCGTATTCGTAGTAACACCCCGAGTCACCCCTTTTTCGTCACAACCGGGAACACAACTCCAGCTAGTACAGTGGTTGGATACAAAGTAACTTGTGCGGATTTCTGCGTAGATGTGGAAGTAGCTGAGAACTACTATGTTCGTACGGCGGAAAACCTTCCACAGGAAACTCGATTTGATGTCTTCTTCATCGAAGGGGCCGAATAACTCATGACCCTCGTTTCCGAAATAATCACAGACGCTTACAGGCAAAGCAACCTGCTCGCTATTACAGCGAGCCCTACGGCTGCCCAGCAAACGGAGGCTCTTCGATACCTGAATCGTATCGTTAAGTCTGTTTTCGGAAACGAGGTCGGAGAGCCTCTGACGAACCTTCCGATTGGAAGCAACAACATTTCTCGTCCTTCCGGGTATCCCTGGTGGGACACTGTTCCGGATAACGACTGGTTCGTGCCGAAGAACATTCGAGTTAACTTAAACATTACGGAGCCCCTCAGCCTTTACCTTCACCCAGATCCCGATGACGGTTCTCGGTTTGCTGCCTTGGATGTGTCGGGAAATCTTTCAGCCGCTCCTTGCACAATCTACGGCAACGGACGACTGATCGAGGGGGCAGATTCTATTGTCCTCAATCTTGATGGGCTTAACGCCGAGTGGATGTACAGGGCTGACTTAGGCAACTGGCAGAAGTACGCCCCTCTTTTGAACACGGACCCTTTCCCGTTTCCGGAAGAGTTTGATGACTTCTTTATTACTCTCCTTGCTATGCGCCTTAATCCCTCCTACGGCACAGCTCTTGCTGGGGAGTCTCAGCAGATGCTCGCTAGGTCCCGGACTCAGATACGAGCAAGGTATACCCAGATTATTCCAACTCGAGCGGAGCTGGCTTTGATCCGACTGCCTCGTGTTGCCTCTGATCGAGACTTCTGGGGTAACAGTGACTGGCTGTACAATCCGAATGATATGTTCAACAAGGGATGGCCTTGGTAACTAGATATGCGAGTAAATTTCCGGTCCTCTGACTTTCGTAGGCGGGTTGCGGATGAGGGCAACCTAACCTTAAAAAACCGATATTTTGAAGAAAATCCATTCTTGTCTGACGATGGGGCGGCGCTTGTTGCTCGACCCGGCCTTAGATTTCTTCGTACTGTCGGAGAAGGTCCAATCAGAAATCTAGCGAGTGAGCCGGGAATGTTTGGGGGAGATCTTTTCGTAGTTTCTGGGGATACCCTGTATCGGATGAACAACAATCTCGGGGTTACTCCGATCCAAACTGGGCTATTTAATCCGGAACGAGGCGTCGTTAAAATGTCCTTTGTCCAGCAGATTGGGGCTGTTCCAGAAAGAATGTTTTTTGCGGATGGTCGGAATCTCTGGGCATATGAGGGTGGAGGAGTCTCAGCAGGGGGAATTCTAACTGCCTCTGGGGGAGGGCCCGCCAATAATGATGTAGTTGTTATCGGGAGTACTTACTATAAATTTACCAACTCCGATGTTGATGCAGGTACTCCTGCGGGAACCTCCGCTAATCCCTGGTTAGTTGCTCTTGGTGCGGACACAGAAGAGGCGATGTCAAACCTTGGAAGAGCTATTAACGGAGAGTCGGGCAGTTCTGAAAGCCCTACAGCCTCCTCTAACATCTCTCCAAATCCAGATGTACAGACTTCTGTTATTACCGCTACTACGGTTTCTGTTGTAGCACTGTTTCCTGGAGAGGCGGGCAACTCTATTGAAACCACGGAGACAGGGACAAATTTGGCCTGGGGCTCTGGAACTTTGACAGGTGGTTCTGGGAATAAAGTTATTCCTATATCTACTCCAAACGATATCGGGATTTTTGATGTAGCTACTATCGCTAGCTATGTTATTTGTATTCCGGTACAAGTTGGAGAATTTATCGGCAGGTTTTATTGGATTGAACCGGGGGAGGTTACTATTGATCCTTTAAACTTTGCTACGGCTGAGAGCAGCCCTGATGGTATTCTAGGAGTAGAAGTTTCTGGGGATAAGTTTTGGCTTCCCGGAGAAAAAAGAACAGAGGTTTGGATCCCTAGCGGCAATCCCGCAGCCCCGATGCAAAGAGTCTCCGGTGTCGTGTATGACAGAGGAGCTTGGGAAGGAACTATCGCCGCCATAAAAGAAAATCTAATTATCGTAGACGGCGATGGCGGAGTGTTTCTTATTAGCGGCGGAGCCCCGAAACGTATTTCTACTCCGGATATAGAGGAGCAAATTCGAGGAGCTATCGAACGTCAGAAGGCCTTTGAACCTTATTAAGAGGAAGTTTAGTAAATGGCGCTTTTTCACATTGAAGATTGTCAGGGATACGGTACGGATACCGCCTACATGCGGAATGGGATCTATGCTCGGGTCGGTCAAGAAGGTACACTCACTGACAACGGCGGTATTTCTCTCGTCAACGACCCCGACGGCGTGTCTCCCGGCCGGGTTATTCAGCTCAACACCGGATACGGCGGTGGCACTACGCACCGGATAATCCGGAAGGTTATCCCAACCGGGGGGCAAATGATCGTAGGGGTCGGCCTCCGCGTTTATCTCCCCGCCTTGCCAGTGGCGGGAGCCGTAGCGCCGATTGCTTTCAAAGACGCGGGAGACGGAGCCGACGAGTTCCGGTTTACCCTAACAGTTACATCTACGGGACACCTTCAAATCCGAAACGGAGGCTATGCTGGGACAGTTCTTTACACCAGCAGTGCCCCCGTGCTCACCTCGGGGAGTTGGCACCACTTGGAGTGGAAAGTCGTAGTAGACGCATCTGATGGGTCGTTCGAAGTACGGTGGGAGGGGGTCCCAATCGACGGCCTCGTGCAGACAGGCATCAACACCGGCACCGATCCGATAACGCAGATTTGTGCTGTTCAGGACGCAAACTCAATAGGCCAGGGGCAGACGTATCAAATCAAGGACTGGTTTGGTTGGGATGGCACGGGCAGCGAGGCTAATGACTTTCTTGGGACGGTTGTTCCTTTTCGGCACACTTTACAAGAAGATATAGCGCTTAACTGGAGTCTCGAAGGCGGCACGGACGGCGTTTCTATTCTCAATCGGGACCCCCCGACCCCTGAAGAGTACATCTACGCCGGGGATCCGCCGCCTTCTCCTTACGTCGCCAGCCTCTCCCCGCTTCCCGAAGAAGTGACTAGCGTTAAGGGAGTTCTTGTACGTTACCGCGCCGCGAAGAACGACGGTGGCGACGCCACGGTACAGCCAGGCCTTATTGCGGACCCTGAGGGAACGGCGGACACTTGGCTCGGTGCGGACAGCCCGATTACGTCGTCTCAGACTTTCTGGGACAACTACAATCACGTTAACCCAAAGACAGGACAGCCGTGGCTACCCGCAGAGCTTAATGAGGCCCACGTTCAGATTAACAGGACTACCTAAGTATGGCGCAGGCAGAGTACGTTCAGGTCCCTGGCCTGTCGGCCATCTCGCTGATAAATTTTCCAGCAGAGTTTGTCAACGCTGCTGGACTGGGTGTTGTTTCCGCTACGAGGGCAACTTCCAACGATTTTAGAGTAACTGGTCTTGAGGTTGTTTCTCTTGTAAAGGGTAAGACGTATAATCCTAAGCTCCGCAGGTTCACCTATACTCTGGATGCCCACGACTTCTACGTTCTTCGTCTTGGGGACGATAAGACTCTTGTTTTTGATCTCTACACAGGACAGTGGTCCTCTTACTCGAGTGGGGTATCTGAGACATGGAAAGCAAACGCGGGTCTAAATTGGTATGGGGCTGGAAGTATTCCATCTGTCTATGGGAGTAACATCATCGTTGGAGACGACACTTACGGCTCCTTGTACGTTCTTGATCCAGAATACGGCGTAGATGATAATTATTCGGGAGAAACTCAGAGTACATTTGACAGAGTAGCGACGGGTCAAATCCCCGTCCGAGGTAGAGACGCCTTTCCGGTGTATTCGGTGTATCTTACTTCTGCTTTAGGCGCTCCCTCAATAACTCCTAACAGCGTTACTTTGGAGTACAGTGATGACCAAGGCCACTCTTGGTTGGTTGCAGACGAACCCCAAGAGATGGGACTGGGGGACTACGCAAAGGAGTTCTCTTGGAGAAGCCTTGGGCAAGCCCGAGCCCCAGGGAGATTGTTCCGGATTACAGATAACGGAGCGTTTTCTCGAATTGACAGTTTAGACGTTAACAACGAAAGCGAGTAGCCCCGTGGGAATTGCTGAACCTCTGAATACGAACTTTCCTATTGTCAACCCAGATGGGACACCCACAGAATACTTTATTCGTTGGGCTCAGCAGTTCTCTAGCAACGCTTTACCTGTAGATGGAATTACAGGGGGCTCGGGAATCTCTGTTAGTCCCGGCCCTACCATTTCTCTTGATGCAGGTCTCGACGACCTGAACGACGTAGATGTATCTACAACCCCGCCAACTCTTGGTCAGAAGCTGGGTTGGGACGGGACCATGTGGGTGCCTCAAACTGTATCAGGAGGCGGGGGAGGCTCATGGCAGGTGCTCTACAAGTGGGTGCAGGCCGCAGACGGGAACCTAACCACCCCCGCCATCGTGGACATAAACTCGGTTGACGAGTTGGTGCTTCTATTCGATCGCGTGACTACAACCTCCAGCGCTAACCGCTTCGCGCAGTTCTCGACGGACAACGGCGATACGTGGATCAGCACCGGCTATATCGTGTCCACCGCCACGACCGGCGCTACGGCGTTTAACGACTCCGCACTTTACCGCGACGGCAACTCAACCGCCGCCAGCAGTATGCGCTGGTATCTGCCCACGACGAAGCTCATCGGCGCACCGAAATACGCCATCGGCCAGAGAAACACAGCCATCATTGAGGAAGCCCCGTTCACTACGGTTCAGATAGGGTCAAACGGCACTTGTAACGGAGGCGCTATCTATGTCCTAGGACGTTAAACGGCATTCCACAGTGCAGCTTGGCACGAACCGCCGCACCAGCGTATTGTCTGCTGCCGGTATTAGGAAGGTAAGTGAGTGAGAACGTACGATTACGAGGCTCTTCAGGAAGTTACTAAGCGATACCAGTTTAACAACTGGAGCGCTGAAGAATGGCTTGACGACGAAAAAAACATTGCTTTAGAAGAGGAAGGAGACTACTCGTTATTTCAGTACCAGTCTCCCGGAGTCTACATTGGTCATTTCTTTTATACAAAATCCCGAGGACGCCAAGCAATAAATAGGTCAAAGCAATTTCTTAAAGAAATCTTCAACGATTACTCAGAAGTTAAAGTCATTCTTGGCCTAACGCCTCTAGAGCACTTAGGAGCTAGGTGGCTAAGTAAACGAATTGGATTCAAGTCCTTTGGCACGGTTGAGACAGAGGCAGGAGAGTGTGAGATGTTTATTCTTACTAGAAAAGATTACGAAACAAGGGAGTCCGAAGGGAACTAAAAGTTATGGGATTTCTAAGCGGAAAGAAGAAGCAGACACAGACCAACGCTGCTTACGGCGACATAAAGAACGCCTTTGGCGGAACTTTAGGTTACACAAAGTCAGCGGGGGACGCTCTTCAGGCCCTCCTTGGCGGAGACTCTTCTGGTCTAGACGCCTACAAGGCTGCTACTGGCTTCGACAGGCTTATTGAAGAAGGTTCTCGAGGTATCACAGGGAATGCTGCGGCTTCTGGCCTTCTTCGTAGTGGTAGTACTGGAAAGGCGCTGGCCAACTACGGAAATCAGATGCAAAACCAGTACGCAGGTACTTATATGGATAAGCTACTTGCTCTGGCTGGCCTCGGTACTCAAGGTGGTAGCCTTCTTGCAAGTACTGCGGATACGACAACTACTAGCAAGAGCAAACCAGGTCTTGGAACGATTCTTGGTGGCGCTCTCTCCATGGCAGGGGCCTCTGACAGGCGGTTGAAGACTAACATCGAGAAAGTTGGAGAACTCCCGAACGGCCTTGGGGTCTATACGTGGCAGTATCTGGATGGTACTGGACCTACGTACCGAGGTGTTATGGCAGATGAAGTCCGGAACATTCAACCCGAGGCTCTTGGTCCGTCGCTTCTTGGTTACGATACAGTTGACTATTCTCAGATTAAAGGTCTTTAAGCGATGGCTTCGTTTCTTAACATTCTCCAGCAACTCGGAGGGGTGCTTGACCCTAACGCCGTTGTAGCTCCCGAAGAAAACGCTATGGATGAGATCGTAGTAACAGCCCCTCAAAATCGGGAAACGTATCCTCGTCCTCCTGTTTGGATGGGTCCGGAAGAACTCCTGGGTCCTGAAGACCGGGGCTACTCTCTTGATAACTCTGCCCTTATACGAGAAGTTGTAAACGCAGAAAGGGCGGGGGCAAAAGAGCGTAGGGGTATGTTCGGTCTGAAGGGGAACCTTCGAAACGCCCTTGGCCTCCTGGGGGACACCCTTCTTCTTGCAGACAACAAAGACCCTATCTATCGCCCTGCTATGGAAAGAGAGCGCAGGGCGAATGCCATGATCGGCCACACTCAAAACCCCCTCGCTGCCTCCGAAAGGCTGGCCGGGGCTGGAGATGTCGAGGGTTCTCAGGCTGTTTTTAACAACTATCTTTTGGATACTTTCCGTCGTCAACAGGAGCAGCGCCTTCAGGCTCAAGCAGAGGAGGCAGCAAGGAACACCCAAAGCCAGATCGCTAACCGGAGTTTCGATCAGAGGGAGGCGGTTCTCGACCGAGCCCTTCGGGCTGTTGCAGCCGGAGCCCCCTACGAGACAGTTGTTGCCTTGACTCAGGGGCACATTTCGCCAGAAGAGTTGGCGGCTATTGGCATTACTCCGAACATGACGGATGAACAACGGGCAGTTATCGGCTCTATCGACATGCGAGTTCATCAGCAGCAACAGCTTCCGTTGGCTCAAGAACGTGTTCGTATCGCCCAGCAGAATGCGGATACGGCCAGACAGAACGCTTCTCGACCTCGGGCAGCGCCAAATCCGACCCCTGCGTCTATCGCGGCCCCCCTCCTACGGAAACTTCAAGAGGGCGGAACGCTTACGCCACAGGAACTGGAAGTCCTGGACAGGCTAGGATATGACATTCCGACGACTAGGAGTGGAACAACCCGCAGGCCAGTACGTCCTCCTGCGTCTTCCCGCAGGCAAGGAACGACCTCTACTCTACGGGAATTCGTTGGCGGGTAGTGGACTAAGATTTTAAAGGAAGTTTTGTGACCATTAAAGTCAATATTGAGGGTTTCGGCACAGTTTCTTTGGATAAAGGCTTTACTTCTCTTTCCGTGGAAGAGCAAGAAGCCACTATCAATGAAATTGTCGGGTCTCGGCAATCGGGGACTACTTCAGAGAGCCTTCAGACCCCCTCGACTGTTCAACCAAAAGCCCCCTCTCCTGAAAAAATTACAGCAGGAGGCCCCGAATATCAGACCGTAGTTGTACAGGGTCTGCCTGATCCAGGGCGGCCCCCTCAACACTGGATGAACGACGAGCAGCTTCAGCAGACGGCCCAGATGATGGCGGATCCTAAGTTCTCCTATGAGGACATCGACGCCTTTGTTCGGAAAACGGCTCTAGAGATGGGTCAGCCGGAACTAGGTCTCGGAGGAAGTCCAGAACAACTTGCTGTTTACAGAGAAAGTCTTGCTGCCGGGGCGGAACCTCAGCTTCCCGGCGTAGTGTCGTGGCTAGACCAGCTCCCCGAGGCCCAGAGCACCGTTACAGCCAGTAACCCTCTCCTTAGGGCGTATCAGCAAGCTGTGCATGAAGGCTTCCCTGGCTTTCTCTCTCGTATGTACCATGACTGGATGGACACGGGAATGGAGGGGATTCAACAGATGTTCCCCAATGCTACTCCGGAACAGCTTGAGCAGCTTAACGACCAGTTCCAGGCTTGGGTGGCTAGGGGAGTTCGCGAAGCCAACCAATTGAGAAATGAAGACCTTGGCATCGGTTGGCAACTCGTGGGGGGCATGTTGGGTTCCCCCAGTCCCCTAGATCTTGTTGGGTTCGAGGGTCGGCTTGCATCGGGTCTTGCCAAGAGCGCTGGAGCGAACGTAGCAGATGACATCCTTTGGCAGGGCGTAGACATAGCCCAGGGGATTCAAGATGAGTACAGCCCAGAACAGACGGCTCTTGCTGCTGCAATAGGGGCTGGCTTACACGCAGGTGTGTCTGGCGTAGGGGCTACTGCTAGGGCTCTCTCGACTCCCTCCAGTCCTCCGCCTGCCCCTCAGGCCTTGTCTTCGTACCTAGAGATTCAGGCCAATCCTCCGAGGAAGGGGGAGATCAAAGCCCGTACCAAGGCCCTTCGAGAGGGTAAAGAAGCCGCCATCCTCGGAGCAACGGAACATATAGCTAACGTAACCCGTAACTGGCGGAACGCCCCGAACATTGAGGTTGTTGCTTCTGTAAAGGAGCTCTCTGATCCTGTCCTGCGTAGACAGCTTCTCGCCGAAGGAGCAGATAAGTACGCTCGAGGAGTGTTCGCTTCTGACGGTTCTGTCAAAATCTTTCTTGACAAGATTGACGACGTAGATGATCTCAACGCTGTTCTTTTCCACGAGGCTCTCGGCCACCACGGATTGAGTCAGAAGTTCGGAGACGCACTAGACAACGTTCTCAACTCTTTCTACGAGGATGGAGCGGACACTAGGTTCCGTGCCGAAGTGGACAAGTGGCTTGAAGACAATCCGGACGCCTACCTGAATGCTCCTAACCGGCACCTTCGAGCCGCCGAAGAAGTCCTCGCAGAGATGAGTGAGTCGGGAAGGATTCCTCGCAGGATCTACGACCGCATCGCGGACCTAATCAAGAACGTAGCTCGGTCTATGGGTCTCGATCTTAAGGTGTCCGACAGGGAAATTCGTTCTATTCTGGCTCAAGCTCACTCGGCCACTATCTCTGGTGCGCCGGGCCGTTCTGCTGCGGCCAACGGATTCAACAAGTTTGCTACTGTGTGGCACGGAACTCCGAGCCCTACCCCCTTTGAAAGGTTCGATCACAGTTACATAGGTAAAGGTGAGGGGGCCCAGGTTTTTGGATACGGAACGTACCTAACCGAAAACCGCAACATCGCGGACACCTATTACCGACAGAGGTTGGTGGCTAGAAGAGGAAATTGGGAGATGACTATAGATACTCCCGATGGGCCAGACTCTATCTACCTAAATACTAAAAATGTAAAAAAGACACTAGCAAACGAGTATGTTGAAGAGTTTATTTCAACAGGAAAAAGCATCCTAGACGACTTTTCTGAATGGAGCCAAGCAACAAAAGCAATACATGGGTATATAGATTCTTTAGCCGCCGGAGACAAACTTCCTCCGTCCCCGTACAACCTGGCTAAATTAGGGACTATACGATCTGCGAATTGGCTCAGGGAGCATCCCGATTTCTACGGTCCGGGAACTGTCTGGGATGAACTGAGCAAGTTCCTTGAAAAGAAAAACCTCAAGGCTCCTAACAGAGGGCAGCTCCTAGAAGTAGAGATCCCGGATGACGCTACCTGGCTTCTGTGGGATAAGCCTTTGAGTGAACAACCCGCAAAAGTACGACAGATTGTTAGTAGGGATAAAGAACTACTAGGCCAATGGGTGGTGGACAGAAATTTGACGGGAGCTGAGATCTACAGACTACTAGCAGGAAATTTAAACAGTCAAAAGAGGGCTTCTGATTACCTTGCTTCTAAAGGTATTACCGGAAACAAGTACCTTACTGGTATGGACAGAGCTGCCGGAGAGGGTCAGTACAACTACGTTGTCTTCGATGACAACACCCCTAAAATCATCAACAGGTACTCTCGTAGGCAGCCTCCGACTAGCGCTGGGTTTAAGCGGCCAGTCATGGACGAAAGGTTTAAAACCGAGGACCGTAAGTTGCGTCGGAAAGTCGCCGCTGAAAACATCGACAACGATGCTTGGGCGGCTATCCATAGGGGTATCGAACCTTCCGATATTGGCCTTCCTGATCCTCGGGTGAGGACCAATGCCTATGCCCGCAGAAAGAAAGAACGAATTGCCCTCTCTCCGGAAGAGCTGACCGCCGATGACTTGTTCGAGTCACAGAATGCTCTTGATATCCTTAACGGTCTGACTGAAGACTACCGACCTACCTTCATGTCTCTGGAGGACCTTGAAAGGGAGGCAGAGATGCGGGGAGTTCCTCTCTCCCGTATTCTCCGCAACAAGCAGATTTCTCCCGGAGATATCACTCGTCGTTTGTACATGTTCGACATTGCTATGGACAAGCTGAACGAGAGAATAACTAAGCTGTACCACAAGATACAGTCGGGTCAAGGAACATACAGGGATAGAGTAGCCTATGCTGAAGCCCTTATAAAGGGTAAAGAGCTCTCTGCTCGTATATTCGAGGAGCAGGGAGAGGTGGGTCGTGCGCTACGGGCGATTCAAGAGCTCTCCTATACTCGTAACCGAGTAGAGGGACTGAAGGACACTCTCGATGGTGTGACTGTACGAGGTCTCAAGGAAATCCTTCGGGATCCTGACGCTTTCCTGAGATTCTCTCGGGATATTCAACAGCAACTGGACGAGTCGGTTACGAAACGGGCGGCTAGTAAAGTCAGCTCTTTCGCTGCTAACGCTCTTAACTTTCCCCGAGCCGTCATGTCCTCTATGGATACTTCCGCCCCCTTTAGGCAGGGACTTGTCCTTGTCGGTAGGCCTGAGTTTTGGAAAAATATTCCAAATATGTTCAAATACCTTGTAAGCGACCGCGCTTACCAAGGGGCTATGGATAGTATCCGAGCCGATGACTTCATGTATCGGGAAATGATAAAGAGCGGCCTATCCTTTACGGATACGTCAGGCAAACTGTCTAACAGGGAAGAGGCCTTCCAAACTGAATGGGCGGAGAGGGTTCCCGGTGTTAAGGCCTCTAACCGGGCCTACGCGGGGTATCTGAACAAGCTCCGAGCCGACGTGTTCACGAGTCTTTACCGAGATGCTAAAGCCCTAGGCCTGGATGTGTCAAACACTAAACTGACTAGAGACATCGCTAAGTTTATTAACACAGCTACGGGTCGAGGTCAGCTAGGGGGTGTCCTTAGTTCTGGTCGTCCGTTGATGAACGCAGTGTTCTTCTCTCCGGGTCTTATGGCCTCCCGAATTCAAACTCTGAATCCCCAGTACTACATGAGTCTTGATCCCTTTGTACGTAAGCAGGCCCTTACAAGCCTTGCTTCGGCAGCGGGCTTTGTGAGTACCCTCCTTGGGCTTGCAGCGCTTGGCGGGGCGGATGTCGAAATGGATCCCCGTAGTTCTGACTTCGGAAAGATAAAGATTGGTAACACTCGTTATGATATAGCGGGTGGATTTAGTCAATACCTCACCCTCTACTCTCGTCTCAGTGCGTATCTGTATAATCAAACCCAGCCACTCGAGGACAGAATTGGAGAGTACAAGACAGCTACAGGTAAGCTACGACAGTACGGAACAGACTTTGGAGAGCGTTCGGCTTACGACGCAATCCACGACTTCTTCCGTAACAAGCTGTCCCCTGTTCCCTCTCTCGGTGTTGAAATCTTTGAAGGTCAAAATGTTGTTGGGGATCCCGTCGAGATCATAGATATGGAACAGTTCGGTGTTCCCGTCCCTGGTCGATCTATCCTTGAGCGTGTGTCTCCGATGTTCCTTCAAGACTACCTTGAAATAGCTGAAGAACACGGCCTCTTAAAGGGGGCTGTAAGGGCTGCTCCGGCCCTTATTGGGGTGGGCATTCAAAACTATACTCCGAGCTCCATAGACCCGGAGAGGGAAAGTGAACCACCGGACTCCTTTAAGATGCAGGAACTGGAGGACGGCGAAAATGATCTTGTCGTTGTCCGAGACGGAGAAGTAATCCTCAAGGGCGAGGCCAAAGAAGAGTGGAGAAGGATAGAGAATTTCTACCTACGAGAATGGATGGCTGAAGAACTTGCTTCTCCGGATTGGAAGAACTTGTCTATAGAAGAAAAGGAAAAAGTTATTAAAGCAGTTCGAACGGATGCAAGGGCTCAAGCCAGGAAAGACATGTTACCACTTCTAGGGTTGTCTGCATTTACAGAAGGTTCTACGGAGCCCCCTGTGCAGCCCATCGTTCCGGGCAATCTTCCTACTTCGATTAGAGAAGTAGTTAGAAATGAAGACGGGACTGTATCTACAGTTCGCACAATTTCTATAGGAACTGAGGCGGGGGAAGTCTTAATTCCTACTGTAATTGATGGTAGAGTTGTAACTGACGATGAAGCTATTGCTCATTACGAAAGGACCGGAGAAAATTTTGGGACTTTTGCTAGTGCGGCAGAAGCAAAAGAATACGCTGAGTGGCTAAGTAATAGCCATTCGCAAGCTATGCAGATAATGAGGAGGAATAGATAAAGAACAATGCCAGTAAAACACGAAGCTATAAGCCAAGGAACGATGTCTCTTCCTCCTACTGCGGTAGCCGCTATAACTCTTGCAGGGGTCAGCTTGCAGGACTGGGTTCTTATCGCCACCCTCGGATGGTTGGCCGTCCAGTTCGGCTGGTTCATAGTCCAGCGATACCGAGAGTTTAAGAAAGGAGGGGCGTCTAAAGATGCCAAGTAAGCCGACTCTTGCTATCACAGCAGCCCTTGGCTCTATCGGTCTGTTGATCTCCGTGCCCTTTATCGCGAGCTGGGAGGGGCTATCTACTGACCCATACCGGGATATCGTAGGGGTGCAGACTGTTTGCTACGGAGAAACTAACGTCCCTATGCGCCGTTACACGAAAGAAGAGTGTGACGAAATGCTGAAGAAAAGTGTATCAAAATATCAGGACAGTGTTCTAGCCTGTACGCCTAGCCTTGAGGGCCACCCATTTCAGCTCGCTGCTGCCACTTCTCTTGCCTATAACATCGGCCCCAGCGCCTACTGTAAGTCTACTGCTGCTAAGCGATTTAACGCCGGAGACTTTAAAGGGGGCTGCGAGGCTATGACTTGGTTTACAAAGGCGGGGGGCAAGACTGTTCAGGGCTTGGTTAACCGTAGGAAATCGGAGTACCAACTGTGCGTTACTTATCTGCCCTCCTAACTTATAAGTGGTATATCCTTTCTGGTCTTGCTGTGCTCCTGCTCCTAGGGATAGGTAAGGTTGTCTACGACAAAAATCTTATAGATAAGTATGTTTTGAAAGAACAGGTAGAACTGGAAAAGGGTGCCCGAAAGGCCGATGCTAAAGCAAGCAACAGACGCCTTAGGGACACCCTTGAAATAGAAAAAATTAAAAGGGATTACAATGAAGCTATTGACTCGGCTGAACCCTCTGTACCTACTCCTTCCTCTGTCGCTCTTAACTGTGAGCGGTTGCTCCGGGCGGGTTATAAACTCAGCGAGCTTCCCGCCTGCGGAGGACGTTAATGCTATCGTTACGCCAAAGGCTCGTCCGAGTCCTGAGATTCTTTACAGTGCTCAAGCGTCTGATAAGTACAACGCGGAAGTGGAGACATGGGGAGATTTCCTACGAGCAGCTGGAGTTCGACTTTGCCTCTGGTTCAAAGAAAGAGGAATGAAAGACATAGATTGTAAAGAGAACTTAAGTTACTCTGAATAACATTACAACTAAAGGGGCCCTTTAATCGGGGCCCCTTTTCGTTTGTCTATCAATCACTGCCTACGGCAGAAGAAGAAGAAGAAGCGCAAAGAACCATAAAAGCGACGTAGCCTTAAATTTCATCAAACTTACTCCATACTTCTTGCCACGAACCCTTCGTAGCTCCTTTACTGTACTCTGTAGCTCGGACCCCAAAGAACTCTGCGTGTTCTACTCCGTTAAGGAGAGGAATTAGCCAAGGCAAGGGATGCTCTTTTACTCCGTAGAAGGGACTAAATCCCAATTGTCCCATCCGCCAATCAGCCACGAATCGGACGTACTGCTTAATGTCGTTCGCCTCCATCCCCTTGACTCCACCAAGTTCAAAAGCTTGGTCGATAAAGGCATCCTCGAGTAGAACGATAGCCTCACAGGTCTCTCGAATTCGCTGTGCTAGCTCAGGAGGAAAGTTGCTACCCCACTGTTCCTTAACAAATTCGTGATAGAGTCGGATAACTCCTTCACAGTGCAAGGTTTCATCTCGGACACTCCATGTAACAATCTGCCCCATCCCCTTCATAAGATTAAATCGGGGAAAATTCATCAGCATCGCAAAGCTGGCAAACAATTGAAGACCCTCAACGAAACCTCCAAAAGTAGCAAGAGTAAGAGCGGTATCCTCAGGAGTATTGACGTTAAACTGAGTGAGGTAGTCATGCTTATCCTTCATTGCTTTGTAGTCCATGAAAGCAGAGTACTCAACTTCCGGAAGGCCAATAGTGTCTATCAGGTGGCTGTAGGCTGCGATGTGTACTGTCTCCATGTTGGAGAAAGCTGTCGTCATCATCTTAACCTCAGTAGGCTTGAACACCTGCCCAATCCTGTCCTGATAGTTGTCCTGTACTTCGATATCCGCTTGAGTAAAGAACCTAAAGATTTGGGTAAGAAGGTTCTTTTCCTCGTTAGTAAGTTTGTGGTGCCAGTCCCGGATGTCCTCCCCGAGAGGAACTTCCTCAGGAAGCCAGTGCAATTGCTGTTGTTTCTTCCAATACTCGTATGCCCAAGGGTACCTGAACGGCTTGTACCCAACGCTAGGGGTTAATAATCCGATTTTGTCCAATATGTCGGTCCTTTATAATCTCTTTGTAAATGAACGGCTGCGATCTGAAATCCCGACTGAGGCCATTCTTTAGGGGTCCTTGTCAAGTAAAACTCTTTTATCCCGAAACCATTTTCTCGGATAAGGCGAAGTCGTGCCTTAGTGATGAAATGATTAATCGGGGCAAGATAAACTATATTATCAGAAACCTTCATTCCATGGAGAATAAATTCCTTTATCTTTGACCACGGAGGATTTGTTATAATCCAGTCTACCTTTTCTTGCCAATCAAAGAAGTCCAAACCCTCTGTTATTTCACACCATTTGTCTATAGTAAAAGCCCGGTCGCCTGCTGACGGATCGAGGACTTTACCCATTGGTTTGTAATGAGTAAGAATGTCTTTGGCCAGATCTGGAGGAGTCATGACGACATCTCTATCTGGTGTATTTTTCCTAGGGACTAGCATTACTGGCATGATAGGCATTCCTCGTAGTCAGTCAATGCTTGAGTTTCCACCACAGGTGCTTGAATAGTATTATCGTCCGCAACGCTACCAGCAAAACCGGCCCTCTGAAGGCTCTTGGAGCGTAGGTAATAAAAAGATTTAACACCTTGTTCCCACCCTTTGAAGTGTAGATTGTGTAGGTCCCACTTGTGGATGTCAGCGGGAACGAAAAGGTTAAGGCTCTGTGATTGATCAATGAACTGTTGTCGGTCGCTAGCGAACTCTACGAGCCACCTCTGGTCAATCTCAAAGGCTGTCTTGAACACAGCCTTCTCTTGTTCTGTCAGCAAATCAAGATGCTGTACGGAGCCTTCGTTCTCAAGAATAGATTCCCAAGTAGGGTCGTAGTCAAAGCCAGACGCTATTCGGTCTTTAATTATCTCGTCAAGATACTTATTCTTTACGACGAAAGAACCACTTAGAGTCTTGTGCGTATAGATGTTTGCTGGGACTGGCTCGATACAGGCTGAGGTTCCACCCGCAATAATACTGATACTAGCTGTTGGAGCAATCGCTGTCTTGTAGGAGAACCTACGTGGAGAGCCTTCTGCATCTCTTGAATCTGGACAGGGCCCCCGCTCCCTAACAAGTACGGCGTCTGCTTCTTCAACTCGCTCTCGTATGTGTTGAAATATTCTGAAATTAGCAGCTTTAGCTAGTACGGACTCGAAGGGAATTCCGTTTGATTGAAGGTACGAATGAAAACCCATGACTCCCAAGCCGATAGACCGCTCTCTCGTAGCACTGTAAACAGCCCGAGACATCTCGGGGGGAGCCCGTAAAATAAAGTCAGATAGGACATTATCGAGGAACCTCACTACGTCTTCAATAAAGATTGTATTTGTCTTCCACTCATCAAATGTCTCTAAATTAAGAGAAGAGAGACAACAGACTGCTGTGCGATTGGGAGAAGTAGGGAGGGTCACTTCCGAGCAAAGGTTGGAAGTCGATACTTCAAGACCTAGCTTCTTGTGGTGCTCCGGCACAGACCTATTTACTGTATCCTTGAAAACGATGTACGGTTCTCCGGTGGCAAGGCGTGTTTCGAGGAGCTTAGTCCATAGAGTTCTTGCATCAACTGTACGGATTACTTCACCAGACTTAGGAGACGTGAGTGTATACTCGCCTCCCGAGCGTACTGCTTCCATGAAGGCATCATCAACCATTACTCCGTGATGGATGTTCAAAGATTTTCTATTGAAGTCTCCCCCGGAGGGCTTTCGAATCTCTAGGAACTCTTCTATCTCAGGATGGTGAATGTCAATGTAAACTGCTGCGGAACCGCGCCGGAGGGAACCTTGTGAAATTGCGAGAGTAAGACTGTCCATGACTTTAATGAAGGGGATGATTCCTGAGGTATGGCCATTCTCTCCAACCGACTCTCCAAGACCTCGCACATCTCCCCAATAAGTTCCGATACCCCCACCTCTAGAGGCAAGGAATACATTCTCATTCCAGACATCGGCAATTCCTTTCATAGAGTCTTCTACGTGGTTAAGGAAACAAGAGATAGGGAGACCCCTGTTCGTACCCCCGTTACTTAGGATGGGGGTGGCAGGCATGAACCAAAGGTTGCTCATGTAATCATACAGTCGCTGAGCGTGGTCTTCATCGTCTGCATAAGTTGTAGCTACACGAGCAAACAAATCTTGGGGGCCCTCTCCGGGAAGAAGGTACCTGTCTTTTAAGGTCGCCTTACCAAAAGCCGTAAGGAGAGAGTCTCGGGAGTAATCTACTTTAACTGTCAAAATCTATTTCCTCTAGGTATTGTCTCGTGTTCTTTTTAGTACCCGTATCCAAACGCTCCAGCCTTTTCTTCGTCTTCCTTTGACGGAACTGAGAAGTTCGTAGACTTGCTGCGATAGCGTTTCGGTTCAGCCGCCTTCTCCTCCGTTCCTTTTCCTCGTCCGAGCTTGCCATTCCTTTCCTCCAGTTCAATAAGAATCTCCAGGTTGTGAATAGCTTTCCTGAGATCCTCTATACCTCCTTTATCCTTGTACCGAGTCGTGTATTTAATAGCGTTTGCTTGACAATAGTTCAAGTCGTTAGCCATTGCATATTCTACGGGCTGAATGGCGTACTTCTTATAGTGGTCGCCCCCCTCCTGCGTAGAAAGGGCGGAAGGTTTTGAATTAAACGACATCAATTTTTTCCTTCTTCTTACGACTTTCCTCCATCTTTTCTTCAAACTCTTCAGGGCTTAGAGGACCAGACAAAGCCCCATCACCAATCCAAAAGAAAGTGTCGTTGTTGGGCTCTACCGGAACCATTGGTTCCTTGCTCTTCGCCAAAGAGCTTTCCCGTCTAATCCTCGTAGTCTTCGTCAATATCTGTATCCTCTTCTAGTCCCATGTCTTCTAAAATAAGGGAGAGATTCTCTACTATTTCTTCGTAGAAGGCGTCAACAACCTCCCTCGTCTCTACGTCTTCCAGTAGGAACAGGAGTTCGGCAGGAGTATAGTAAGCCTCTATGGCCTCTCTAAGCCCCGGAGGCAACTCCCCATCAAACTTGCTACTCATGTTTTTCAAATCTTTGTCCTTGTTCCCTTAAACCATGAGCCACAATTAGTACACTGAAGCCTTTGCGTCTTGAACATTCTGGTAAAGGTGAAACCTCTCTTCTGAGTTTTATTACTACCGCAGGAAGGACAGGCTTCCTTTTCTCCAGCGGTAAGAAACGGATGATTCCGTATAAACGGTAGGATTCGGTAGTACAGGTTGATCAACAACTTAACGTCTTGGATACAGTACTTCTCCATAGTCTTCTGTGCTTTAGAGTCGCCTGCAATAACCTCCTTCCACAGGTTAAATCCTTCGTGCTTTACCTTACCATTCCCTACGAGAAGAGGTCCGATATAGGCCAGCTTGTTCATGTTAAACCCAAACTTCTTTACTGCTTTAAGGACATCAATACTTGTTACAGGAGGCGGAGGAGTAAGATTTGCCAGAAGGATCTCTCCAGTGAGCTTGGGGATGTCGTACTTGTCTCCGTTGTAGGTTACTACCGCGTCTGCCTCAGAGAGTAGCTCAAGTGCAGCCTTAGCCATCCCATCTCGACCGTGCTCCCACTCAGAGTAAAACTGGTAAGTCCTTTCATGATCCCACTTAGCACAGAAGCAAAGCATACCTCCGTGGTCGATTAGCTGGTCAGGGGAGATGTTCTCATCCCACATCTTCCAAACGTACGCTACTGCTGGGGACCATTCAATGTCCAAAAAAAGTAACTTAGGCTTGTTCTGTTTACTCGTCAATATCCTCGTCCTCGTAATAGTCGATCCTAAAAGTCCAATCGTTCGGAGTAGAGCTGGCGATCTTATCAATAGCGACTTCAAGAAGCCTATTCTCTGTGTTAGCTTCTACATCTACTGTTACAGACGCTGTTACCCGCGCTTTACTCATTAAACCACTCCTCTGGAATGAATGTTACTGCCCAAGGAAATCCGTGCTTGTCGCACCATTCCCCGTACGTAATACTGTTCGGTGACTTTGTAAGTCGATTATTTCCTCGTTGGAAAACAATTCTAATATCAGCTCCCGGATTTTCTTTTCTAACTCGAAGCATTTTTGTTCTATCGCTTGCGGTGAATCGTCCCTTTGTCTCAACCAACACACCGTTCGGTAATCGAAAGTCTGGCAAATACGTGGCAATTCGAGTGTAACTGAGACGGGAATCCTTTGGTTCGTATGTAATAACGTAGCCTTGTTCCTTTGCTTTCTCGTACACTTTCTTTTCAAACTTACTTCTGAACTTCAATGACGGGTATCCCTCTCTCTTTCTCGATTAAAATTTCCCTTATACCTACCCCTCATTTACGAGGGCCTCCCAACTACAAGGGAACAACGGTTGAATGATTTCTCCGATCATCCTTACTACCTCCTGTGTTTCCTGTTGAGCGTGAGGGTCAGTTCGGAGACTGTACACCCTGGCAAAAGCAGCGAGACTTCCTGTCCAGATCCATTCGGTGTACATACTTTGTGGAAGAATCATCCGGGCCTGCTCTGGGCAGATATCCGCTTTCAGCATTTCGTCATACAACATAAGTGCACTGTCTAGGAAGTGCCCGTACGCTTCCGATACCTCGATCTCCCACCGTTCGGCACAGTCGTGGATGTACATTCGGGTTACTTCTGTTTCGGAACTGCCTTGTTTGGCTCCATCTGTAGGCCTGCCCCGCCATTTATCGGGAAAGAAGAATTCTGGTTCACTGTCTACGTATCGACGAGAGACTTCATTCTCTGTCAGACCGACCTTATGCTTAAAGAGTTGCGTTCGAACAAAAATAGGCGCTTTAACTCTTAAAGTTATAGTGGGATGACTAAACGGTGTCCAATGCCCATGCTTCGCTAAGTACTTAATAAGTTTCTTATCTCCTTCGTCAAACTCTTCTTTCTGCTTGTTGAAAGATACCCTAGCTGCGTTAACCACGGTAAGGTCAGTGCCCATGTGGGCTATATAATCTACTTTCATACTACCAATCACTAACCTCTGTTACATCCGGAGTGCGTACTACTTCCGTCAACCACCTTGGTCCTGTACTGTACAAGAACAACCTTGCTGTTGGCCAGCAACTCTTTTTGTAAACGCAATACGAACATCCTGTGTCCAACTTCATGTTTCCGGATTTTCCATCGGGAACTGGAAGGTGGCAAGGAGGAGGGGGTTCCGGAGATGCGATAACCCCCTTAAGATGTTCAATTCTTGCAGCTACGTCAAACTCTGGACTGTTAGAGATGGACAATGACAAAGGAGAAACACAAATTTCCCCAGATACTTTGTCTATAGCCACCCAAGCAGGTCCCTGTCCCGGTGTGATTACTTGAGCGTACCCGGACAACTGTTGGACGTAGCCGAAGGGGTCATCCTCTGTGACAGAGTTGGTCTCGAACTTCTTGAATCCGTAGGGAGAAGCACTCTTGAAGTCTACGAGAACTCCATCCACGACCGCATCAGCGCTGCCTTTGACACCGTTGACTTCAACAGGCTCTTGTAGATGACTGACAGTGTGACCAGCCTCTCGACTGAGGAAAACGAGGAGTAGCTCAAGGATGTCTCCGAAAAGAAATTTAAGATATGTTTTATTGGGGATCGGTTCTGCTGGCGTCTTGTTTATCGTGTGCCAGATTTTCCTGTCGGGCTGTCCGAGGAGAGAGAATCGGAGGGTGGGTTCTCTGGGTTCGGGATTGAGACGAGAACGGAGTAAATCCTTAAGCTTTGTAGCAAACTCTTCAAGATTTTCTTCATTGCACTCGTGCGGGTTTTCCGGGTCGAACAAGTTATAGATATCCTCTGGGAGGTCTTTAAGTTCCTTCATTATTGACTTCTTCCTCCCAGTACCTACAGTGCTCTGCTGCCCAGCGGGCGGACTCTTCGGGGTATCCCTTTTCTACGAGCCATTCCCACAGTTCTTGTTCAGGGTCTTTAAAAATTGGTTGAGGAAAACCGTACCTCCAGCCACTAGGCGGGTCGATCATCCGAACTTTCATCCTCGTCATCGTCGTTCTCTGCTTCTAGTTCTGGTGCATCAAAAGGCTTAAAGGTCCACTCTTCCTCTACGTATTCTTGGTCTGTAATCAAAAACTCCGCAAACTCGAATTGTTCAGCCCGTTTCAGAGCCTCTTCAAAGCCCTCTCCCTCTCGAACGTAGACGGCGACCCCTCCTTGCTCGAGAACTAGTGCTTTACGCTCGAACTTAAGAAAGACTTTTTGTGGTAAAGTTGTTCTACTAATTTTTTTTCTCCAAAGAAGAAGAAGAAGAATAAGAAGGAGGAGGCCCTCGCACCTTATACAGGTGCCTTATCCTGCCATTCACCGCACATGGAGCTGATACCAGCGCGGAGAGGGACTGTTCGGCTACTGTTTTTCTTTACGCTTCAAACGGAAGATCATCGTCCAAGTTGTCCTCTGACTCTACGCCAAAGTCCTTCTTGAACTGTTCGTACTCCCGCTTACGACGTTCTTCAGCTTCCTTCGCAGCTTCGTAGAACTCGTCCTCTTCAGAGATAGGTTCGAAATCCTGCCTCTTGAATTCTTTGAGGGCGAGAACACGAATACTACGAGGATAGATCCCGGCAAACTTTCCGGGGCCGTTGTCAATTACTACAAACTTAACGTCAACCTTGGTTCCGTTACCAAGTTCCACGGAAGGATCCCAGTCTGCACCAGAGGCATCCACGACCCGAATAGGTTCGTTAGGAGTCTTGCCGTCCGCTCGGAATTCCTTCTGCTTGAAGGACAAATAACTCCGACCTTCAAAGCGATCTTCCCGAGTCTTGAGACGGTCTGCTACACCCGCCGACTTAAGGTCAGCCTTGGCTTCCTTGGCGTCGTCCGGGATAAAGTCAAAGGTCCATTCCTTACCATCCTTGTTATAGTTGGGACGAGGCGGACCAAAAATCTTAGCCCAGTGAATCTCACCACGAAAGACAAAGGTAGTTACGTTATTCCTAGCCAAAATATTTTCTCCAATTTAGTAGTATACAAAGAAAGGAGGAGAACTTCCAACCTTTCTACCTACAGTATAGCACAACTTGTAGGATTTGTCAAGGATTATTTTAAAGTATTCTTAAAATTCCTCAATGCGTTTCTGCCCATGTCAGACCAATCTTTGCATCACAATCAATAGGAACACGAAAGCTAAAGAACTCACCAGCTCTACGGAATACCGTTGGCAGAACGTCCTTAGCAAATTCTTCGGAGTGCAACCGGAGGGTGTCGTACTGATGCTCGTCGTGGATGTCTCCGCACTTGAGAACATCTAATCGTCTCCTTCTAATTTCTTTGTGTGCTTCTATAACGGCCTTCTTCATAATCTGGGACTCATCTCCCTGAAGAAGGTACGGAATTACCATATGATCTGAAGATACGGAAATACGATTACCAGAACAAAGTGTAATTCGCCCTGTCTTTTTTAGTTCTCCTTTCAATCGTTTGATTAGCTCAGGAAGTTCAGGGACCATTTGAAAGAACAACCCTTTAGCTTCCTTAGCCTCCTTAAGAGACAACTTAGCCTCACTAGCGACCTTGGCATCCCCTGCTCCCATCAAAGTAGCGTAGACAATTGTCTTGGCTAGAGCTCTTGTGGATAGTCCCCACATCTGTTGGTTAGCTGCGTGAGGGTCAGAAGAAAGAATGGCTTCGGTGAACTTACTGTTGTTCAGGTAGTGTGCTAGAATACGTAGTTGGATACCTTTAGCATCAACCCCAACCAGCACCCTATCGTCACCCCTACAAGTCCAAAGACCCCTAGCTTCGTAAGTGTACGCTCCTTCCCGTCCCATAACTGGTTCTCCGGATTCTCCCAGTCGAACAGCAGGAATGTTAGCAGTGTTAGGGTTACTGTGCCTATAACGGAGGGTATTAGCGTACCAAAGATCTCCGTGAATACATCCAGTGTCATCATTGTAATTGTCTATCCAGTTGCTGATCATATTTCCCCGAGAGTTAAGTTCGATCCAACTGGCTATCAGTTTAACCTCTTCTCTCCCGGACTTTTCTACAAACTCTACGAGACTCTCTACGAGTCGTCCCTCACTGGTGACCTTAGGATTTCCGCCCCCTCCCTTGTCCGTCTTTGGGGTGTACTCTCGAGGTTTCCATCCAAGTTCGAGGAGTTTCGCAACTCGTTGAGAAGGGCTCCCAATGTTGAAAGCAACTCTGTCGTAACAGTTATATTGCTTTCCATCGGCCAAGATTTCCACTCTTTCGAATTGTTCAGAGTGTCGGATAAAATTAGCGCTAGGCGACCCATCTTTTTTCGTAGGTCTTCCGTACGTTGCAACGACTTCCAGCTTCGGGGGCCAGTACTCATAAATCTTTTCCTTTAGTTCCTCTTCTTCTTGGCGAATCTTAGCAAGGAGAGCATGAGCCTCGGAGATGTTAAAAGCGAACCCGTTCTTCTGTTGCTGCTTAACAAAGAACCAAGACCAGTGTTCTAGCTCGCACCCAAGTTCAGTAAACCCCTCCTTCTTCATACGATAGGCTAGGGCGAGATACACCTGTAAACAAAGATTGGTGTCCCTCTTGCAGTACTCCAACATCTCTGGAGTAAACCTTGAAAAATCCTTAAACTCCAACTTGGGGAACTTAAGTCGTTGCCCATAAGATTCCAAGGAATGTCCACCAGAAAGGGCCGGACTGTACAACATAGATAGGAGAAAGGTGTCTACTAATTTAGAAATAGGTATCTTAGTCCCAAGTATCCTGTTTAGCGTGGGAGCGTCGTAGCCTATGATGTTGTGCCCTACGAAAAAACACCCCTCAGCCACTCGGGCATCTACCCATTCTTTAATCTCTTTCGGATCGGAAAGAGCTACGACCTCCTTTGAAAACAAGTTAATTCCTACGAGACAGTAGACTTTCGTAGAAGGGATCAAGTCCCCCTCGATATCAATGACCCAGTGCTTTTCAGTGTAGGTAAGATAGCTCATAGTTCATTTTCAAATTCTAGAGCTTAAGTCCTCGTTCATGTAAGATTTCATCCAAAAGCTTTGGTCGAAAGTTGGTTCGCTCAACACAAGCACAGTAGTACCTAGGATCGGGTACTTGGTCCAAAGTCATGACTTGATTATTGTGTAGGTGTCCGTGAATGTTCAGCTCCCAACGACTAAGACTTCCAGGGTGGATAGGAATGTGGCTCATGATAAAACCCTTCTTCACCACATACCCCCGTACGTCATCGAACAGGTCGAAATACTTTCGCATCTTCGGAGGTTCGTGGTTCCCCGGTACGAGACACTTTCTTCCTTTCAAGCGAGACACCACTTCTCGCATGGCACCGGGAGTAAATGCCACGTCCCCTAGAATGTACACGCGGTCCCTGTCATCAACAAGTTCATTGTACCACTCGATCATCTCCTCGGTCATCTCTCGGGTATCATCCCAAGGGCGCACCTTAGTTCCGTCGTAGTTCGTGAACTTACAAATGCCTTGGTGCATGAAATGTGGGTCCGAGTAAACCCACGTTTTACCGCTCATAGGGGTTTTCCTCGAACACCTTTATCCGGTCAGCCAGCTCTTCTTTTATCCAATCAAGAACAGAATAATTTCTTGTTCCGGCGACTCCATAAAAGTCCTTGTGGCAATAATATTTGGACCCAGAAGATCCGATAAAGACAAAGAAATCCTCGTCCTTCTCTACAGACTCAATGCCGGAGTTAAGCCGCCAATAGTCTCCTTTGAGGTATCCTCCTGCCCAAGTGGCAAAGACTTTGTTAAAGGGCTCTCCCTCCTTCGGGGTTACTTGTAGAATAAGCCATCGGTCAGGTTGATGCTTACTCACTGTAGAGTCGTGGGACCATTCAATATTGCTCTTTTTCATTCTCGGTACTCCTCTAAAGCCTTCATACCCTTCTTTGTCAGGGCTGGTAAGCCCTCGCAGGTCCATCCGTTGTAAAAGCCCGCATCCTTACAGTCTTCTGCCACAGCGTTATACGCAGCCCCCTTGGGTCCCTCCCAGTTTCCTGTTAGGAACTCGTAATCGGACTTTGTTATTTTAAAATGGGATGTGTTCACTGGTCATCTCCTGTCCATCCTCGAAAGCTTGAATGCCATTAGTGTCCAACTCCTTAAGCCTCGCGGTGTCCTCATTGTAAAAGAGATACGTAGCGGGCCCGGTCCTCCCACAGAAACGGTTCTTTTCAACTGTAACTTTTGTGATGTTTCTGCGCCACTCGTTTGAATCAATCTTATCGCGTTCAAGCCGAAGAACAATGTTAGCCAACTGCTCGACCCCTGCGGTTCCTCGAATCTGTCCTTGGCGATTAGTATGGATGACCGCAATAACGGCAATGTCCAACTCCATTGTGAGTGTCTTAAGCTTGGTGGCAATTTCATCCAACTGTCTCCGCTCATCTCCAGATTGATCTGATACTACGATGCTTAGGTGGTCAAGGACTATGTACCTACATCCAAGAGCCGCCATGTGCCTTACCTTGTCTATGACAGCATCAACACTGTTGCTTCCGAAGTGGTCCCATATGACAGCCCGAGAGTTGTTCAAGACTTTATCGTACGCTTTCCTCAGTTCTTCAAGGGGGCGTTCTGTGTCTGGAAGGTGATAGGGCTTACTGTTCTCGATAGAGAGAAGTCCCAGGGCAGTATCTCCGTTGGGCTCCTCCAGATGAAGGAAGCCGACCCCGTAATCCTTTTCGATTACATCTGGGTGGGTAAGTAGCATATGTTCAATGTGCTTAAGGAAAGAGGTCTTTCCTACGCCCGTGTCTGCTGTGACAATCACCATCTCGGACAATCGTATTCCGTAGGTAAGTTTATTCAAACCCTCCCACGGGTACTGGACGGTGAAGGATTCTTTACGGGAGATGATTTCTTCCCACATGTCCTCTCCAAGCTTAAGTCCATCGGGCTTGTGGGGGGCTCCTTGCCACCATTCCCGAACAAAGGCTTCGGACTCCTTAGCTTTCAAGTAGTCATTAGGGTCCTTGTGCTTTCGTAGGGAGACGATGTGGACTTTGCCCAGAGGAAAGGGGAGATTGGCGACGGCTCGGGCAGCTTTAGCCCCCGGCTCATCTGCATCAAAGCAGAGGTAGATTTTGTCGAAAGAGTTTAGATACTCGAAATCATTTCGACAATCCCTTTCTGCGGAGCTGGCTGAATGGACAGACACAGCCGGGTACTTGGAACCCATCATCTGATACACTGCCATAGCGTCGTCTTGGCCTTCTGTCACAGTGACAGCCTTGGCGGACCCCGGAGGAAAGGCGTGGCGACCGAACAGACCAGCCTTGGCGGACCCCTCGAAGAAGAACTTCTTGCCCTCCTTTCGAACCTTGTTCCCTACGTGCCTTCCTGTCTCTATATCGTAGAGGGGATACTTGGCTTCGTAGTCTTCTCCTGCGACAGAGACTTTGTACCTACGAATGGTGTCCTCAGACAGCCCTCGAAGGGGCCACGCCCGGAACGTAGTCGGAAGTGGAGAGAAGTTCTTCTCTGTCTCTTCTTTTTCTGTGTGTTCTATGGGATTTTCTCCATCAGATAACTTGAAGTTCTTAGAACAAGAAAAACACCTACCCCACTCTGAGTTCTGGATTGCGTAGGCGTCGGAGGACTTTCCGCAGGGGCACGGGAGATTGGTTTTCTTTAAAGACATAGGTATATAGATTCCCTCTCAACCCTATACGGATATTATAACACATCTTAACGAGTTTGTCAAGAACTTTCTTAAGTTCGGGGAACTTTCAGTCAGGGATTTTCCAAGGTGTCCTCGAAATCTGACTCGTCCAAGAGGCCCATCTCAAGAAGTTCCTTCAGGATCGCTTCATCAACTTCCTCATCCAGGAGAGGCCCTATAGCTTCTTCGATTACCTCTAGGCAATTTCGACAAGGATCCCACTCTTCATGCTTTCTGTTGAAGTCGATTTCTTCGGGCTTTAGCTTTGAATCACAGATGTGACAACGCACTATTCGATTTCCTTATCTTTGCGGGGCTTGCCGCCATTTTCGTGATACTGAAGTATTTGTTCAAGGAATTTCACCACCCCATCCCTTTCAGCCTCGGCAGCTAAGCATCTATTACGCCAGTATTTTACCAACTCGAGGTACATCGGTAAGTGCTCGCCACAATCGTCGCCGTATTCCTTGCATTTGGGGCAAAAGGATGCTTCGGTCTCGTCAGTCATTCTGATTTTTCCTTTTGGAAGACGGCAACCGATAGGGCAACCGAGAAGTCAAGCTTCGAGGGCTTTTGTTGTAGTGGAACACGTTACAAATATTCCGAGAATTGGGGTTCTTAAACCTGTTTACGACAGTAAATCCCAAATCGAAGAGGTCTTCTACGAGGTCCGGCATCGCTCGACACTGGGAGTTAGTAAGAACAACCTCTATAAGCATTCCTTCCGTCTTATTCTGTCGGGTCTGACTAATAAGCGCTTCAAGAGAGGCCCTATCATTACCATGATCGATAATAACTCCGGAATTACTACGAATAGTAGGGGTTCGCCGGAAGCCAAAGTTGCGGATGTGTCGAATACCACAGCACCCACCACCGTGCCCAACAAGCCTTGCCATAATTAAGTTCTCCTTTCTTTCTTACCACTCAAAAGGAAGAGGAGTATCTTCCTTGTTACTCGTGCAGTACACCAAAAGATTGCACCAGTTTCCTGAGTTGTCGTTAAACCACCTTTTTACCAACTCAAAACCAAAAGACTTAAGAGAAGGACCCCACTGTTGCATTTGAGAGTCGATAAGAACCACTTCTATGAGGTGGGAAAACGGTCGATTCTCCTTTTCCCACTGGGGAGCTTCTCTGATAAAATTCCCTTCTTCGTCATAGTATCTGAAGTCTTCTTCTATGGCACTCTCCATGTCCATAATCCATCCCTGGATATTTTCCTGGAGGAGGCGGGGCCCTTCAGCAGTAAAATTAGGAAAAAAATAAACGTGGGATACACCACAACAGCGCCCACCGTGAGGAGAAACAACGAAGGGGTACTGTCCACCAAAATCCGGGATTCTCCGGGTAGCTCTTTCAAGTCTTTCTTGTAGGTCCTTAACCTGTGCCAACAGGGCTGCTTCTCGTTCAGACACGTCTTCTTCCTCCTTAATCGAAATAGTTTCGTATAAAAAATTCGGAATAGTGTTCAACGGTAGTTCCTTCCAGTCCGGGGGCGGTGTTAATCTCCAGAACATACGCTCGCCCGTAGTGTTCATTCCAAATTACATCTACGGCTCCGAAATCCAATCCAGAAACCACGAAAGTTTGGTAGGCTTTGCGGAGAACATCTTCAGGGGGATTAACCCCGTCTCGTATAAAGACAAATCCGTTACGGTGACTACGTACTTGCCAGTCCAGCGGTTCTTCTCCACGACGACGGGCTTTCCTTTGTATCGAAAATACCTCAATTCTTCCTTCTTTATCTTTTCCAAGGTGGATTCTGTATTCCTCTTTTTTCTTTACATAACGAACATACAGAGGAGCACGAGCAAGTTCGCCGCGAGTGCCAGAAATAACGATCCCAGCACCACTGTGACCAGAAAGAATAGTCCGGCATACGACGGGAAACGCCTCATCGGGTATCTCCTCAGGATTAGTCCAGAACTCCGGAGTTAAATCCGCCCCAGACATAAGATTAAAGAACTCGAGTTTGTTGGAAGCCCCTTGAATTGTTTCAGGGGGATTAAGAACGGGAACATAAAGATCCCCTGGGGCCTCCCAATCAAATAAGTTCGTATTACTATTCCCCCAGTTGATAATTACATCCCCCTCCCTTGGCGTGTATCGACTGTCCTCTGTCCTTAGGATGCTACACCGAGGGAGGAAATTCCTGAGGGCTGAGACAGACCGAGACCCCCTTCGATAGGGGCGAATTTTAAATCTCGTCATCATCGTCTCCTACGGTTCTTTGCGCTTCTTCTTCTNNCTTCTTCTTCTTCTTCTGCCGTTGCCGTCACCCACTCCCATCGGATAGCCCTTTCAAGTCTTTTTGAAGAGGTCTCTTGGGGCTGAAAAGGGTCCTCTACCGGCTCGATATAGATTAGTTGCTCAATCCAGTCGTTCCAAGGAAGCAAGAAAACAATCTTCTGCCACCTACGGAAACCTTCGATGCCCTCTCGGTCAATTCGAACGTCGTCCACACCCATTTTGAAGAGGTCCCTGAGGATTTCTTCAGAGTTAGAGAACTTACAAATGTCCCGGAGAATCAAAGAAGGCCGTTGTTCCGAGACAGCTTGAGCAATCGACTGGGGGTTCCGGAAATTGTTGAAAGCGTATTCTTTGATCCCATTAACCAACCGAACCCAGCTAATTAGTTTCTCCGGATTATCAAACGCAGG